TCTGTCATGTTAGTGATGCCACTCGTGCCAGTATTTTTGTTGCTGAAAATTGCAACCGCGAAGTGATCAATGTGGGCAACGATCGTGAGATTTCAATCGGTGACGCAGTCAAGACCATTGCCACAGTGATGGGGCACCCTGACGCAGAGTTTGAACAGTTGCCCAGCATGCCCGGGTCGGTTACCAACCGACGTCCCGACATCAGCAAACTGCGTGGCATCATGCCTGACTATGAGCCCATGTCTTTTGAACAGGGTATAAGATTGATTTTATCCTGATGCGGTGTTGACAACAGATAGAACTTGTGCTAAAATGCATGAAAGATTATAAAGGCAATGCAACATGTTTGGTACTAATGAAATTATTGGCAAGAAGTATTTTAAGGACGCACCCACAGACAGTTTGTTTGTGACCAGTATGTTCTTTACCCTGCAAGGTGAAGGTCCGTATGCAGGTCAGCCTGCGCTGTTTATACGCCTGGCAAAATGTAACTTGGATTGCAGTTTCTGTGACACATACTTTGATGATGGTGACTGGTTAACATTTGATCAACTTGAAAACAGAATGCATGCCGCCATCAATGACTTCTGGAGCAAGCAGGGCAAAACAACTCCTGCATGGGCAAGCAGTAGTGCTGGCTATCCAGGTGTGGTATTGGTAATGACTGGTGGTGAACCTTTGCTACAAGATAATATTTCAGCATTCATGAGTCGTCAACTGCCAAGATTCAAGGCTGTGCAAGTTGAAAGCAATGGCATTCCAGAAACTGAAGTACCTGAGGGTGTCACGCTGGTGTGCAGTCCCAAATGCATAGAGAAAAACGGCGTTGCTGTGAAATATCTTGCACCCAGCAAGACCATCTTGGATCGTGCAGATTGTTTGAAATTTGTCATGTCATCAGATGCAGCCAGTCCATACAACAACATTCCCGAATGGGCACATGAATGGAAACGTACTAATCCTCACAAAGAAATCTATTGCAGTCCAATGAATGTGTATAACGATTTCCCACAACGGATCAAGCTGTTGCGAGCAGAAAAAGGCACAATCACCATGGCCGAACGTAGCACAGTGGATGAGGTTATCAGTTTCTGGGAACCTGGTTTGTTGAACTTAAACGCCAACCAGGCCAATCACGAATACACAGGACGTTACTGTGTCGAGCACGGGCTCAAATTGAACTTGCAGATGCATTTATACGCCAGCTTGGCCTAAGGAACAACATGGGAATTTTTGATAGATTTCGAAAGAAACCTCCTCCCAAAGAGGAAAAAGAAAAAGTTATTCGTGTGCCTAAGGCACCAGAAAAAACTGCCAAGCAGATTGCCACAGAAAACAATGAACCTTATGTGGCCATTCTTACCATGGACATTGACCCTACCAACCTGCATCAAGGTGCTTTTGAACTGGACTGGAATGAGATATTCATTGCTAGATTGGTCAAGGCCGGCTACATGATGAAGCCCACTGATGCAGACTCAGACATTGTAGATCGGTGGTTCCAGAACGTGTGCCGACATGTGGTGATGGAAACCTGGGAACAAGAACAGGCCATTCGCAACTCTGGCGCACAATATGTTCGCACCAGAGACATTGGTGACGGACGCACAGAAATCAGTTAAGGATATTGATATGATGGATGGAAGACGTGTGGGCTTTACTGCCTCAACATTTGATTTGTTACATGCTGGCCACATTGCCATGTTGCGTGAGGCCCGTGAGGAATGTGACTACTTGATCTGTGCATTGCAAAACGATCCTACCCTGGATCGACCCAACAAGAATCGCCCGGTGCAGAGCATTGTGGAACGACAACTGCAACTGATAGGTTGTAAGTATGTGGATGAAGTTTGGGTGTACAACACAGAAAAAGATCTAGAAGACTTGTTGTTGATACTGCCCATTGACGTGCGCATCTTGGGTGTGGAATATGAAGGCCGAGAATTTACCGGCCGTGAGATCTGCCACAAGCGTGACATTGAATTGCATTTCAATGGTCGTGATCATTCATTCAGCAGCAGTGAACTGCGTCAACGTGTGGCACAGGCCGAAGACTTGAAAAAAAAACTAGAAGCCTGGGAACCAGTGGGTGCAGATGACACAGGTGGTCCCAGTCCCAGATGAAAGAAACATGATGCATATACTGTTCAATGGTGACTCCAATATGAATGGGGAAGAAATACAAAATAAAGATCACAGCATGGCTGGTGTTATCACAAAATTCTACAATTGGCCCACAACTACTAACCTTGCAGTCAGTGGTGCCAGCAATGATCTAATCTATGATTCAACGTGGCAATACTTGCAGACCAACCCCGCACCTGACCTAGTTGTTATTGGTTGGTCTGAGCACGGACGTGAACAATGGTATTTTGAAAATGAATTCCACGAGATTAATCAATTAGAAGTAGGCAACCGTGTTCCTGAAGAATTTCGCCAACGTTATCAATTTTGGAAAAATAACATTCAGCAAGATCCAGACTGGCACAGGGTGATGGGGCATTATTGGCATAATAAAATTCACAATTTACACATGTGGATGCATGAACGCAAGATTCCGCATTTGTTTTTTAACGCATTTCATTCTTTTTATATTCCTAATACAAAAGAACATCTCAATTGGCACAACAACTTTTTTAATCCGTACAATCAAAGTTGTTGTTATGTAAGTTGGTGCATTGAGCGTGGGCATAAAGAAATTACTCCAGGCTGGTGCCACTACGACGAAAATGCACATGCCGCATGGGCAAATACCATGATTGAATATATGCAAACTAATTCCATTTATGATACTGTACGCTAACGGGTGCAGCCACACAGCGGCTGCTGAGGCAGTTGTTGAAGCGGCATTTGCTGTGGATGATGGTCGAGCAGGAATAGATCGACGCCCGCATCCCTTGAATTTAGCAGCCAGTTGGTGTACGCATCTGGCACAGGATCTTGGCATGACCTTGTATTGTGATGCAGAGTCAGCTGCCAGTAACGATCGCATTGTGAGAACCACCAGAGAATGGATTGCCAATAATCCTGATCAATTGCACCGTGTGTTCATGGTCATACAGTGGACCACTTGGGAACGCGAAGAATGGTTGCACAACGGAACATGGTATCAAGTAAATGCATCAGGTGCGGATTGGGTTCCTACTGAACTGCAACAACGATACAAACAATTTGTGATTGATGTAGATTGGGGAAAGAAATCTTGGGAATGGCATCAAAAGATTTGGGCATTTCATACTGAATTACAAGATTTAAAGATTCCACACTTGTTTTACAATTCATTTAGCACATTTGATGGCATGCAAGATGATGTAAAAAATGCACATGTGTGGGGCACAAGTTATTTAGATCCTTACAGCAATCAACACTCTTACAATGCCATTTTACAACAAAACGGGCATGTGCCCACAAAATGGTATCATTTTGATGCCAAAGGCCATTGCTTTTGGGCCAAGTATGTGTTACAATACATCAAACAACACAACTTGGTAACACACAATGCGCTATCTACTGATTGACACCAGCAACATGTTTTTTCGTGCGCGGCACCAAGCGCATCGGGCCGCAGACACCTGGACCAAGCTGGGCTTTGCCCTACATCTGACCTTGATGAGTGCAAACAAGGTAGCACGTGATTTGGGTGCTGATCATGTGGTATTCGCACTAGAGGGCAGGAGCTGGCGTAAAGATCACTATAAGCCTTACAAAGCGAACCGGGCTGTGGCACGTGGACAAATGAGCGAGACAGAAGCAGAAGAGGACCGGCTGTTCTGGGAAACGTATGATGAGCTGACTAAATACTTGTCTACACGAACCAACTGTAGTGTCGTCCGTTGTGCCACAGCCGAAGCAGATGACATCATTGCACGTTGGATTGCACTACACCCCCAAGACGAACATGTTATTGTCAGTTCAGATTCTGACTTTGTGCAGTTGATTGCACCCAATGTAAAATTATACAATGGCATCAACGATCACTTGTTCAGTACCGCGGGTGTGACAGACGCAAAAGGCAAAAACTTGGCATTCTCTATCGAAAGCAACTCAAAGATCAAGGTTGGCAAGGCCGATGCCAATTTTGTGCCACCCCCTGATTATCAACAATGGGTGTTGTTCATGAAGTGCATGCGTGGTGATCCGGGAGACAATGTGTTCTCGGCCTATCCTGGTGTGCGTGTGAAAGGTACCAAGAATCAAGTGGGACTAACCGAAGCATTTGAAGATCGTGATCGTCGTGGCTATGCCTGGAACAATCTCATGTTGCAACGTTGGTCTGACCATGAACAAGCCGAACACCGGGTGCTGGATGATTATGAACGCAATCGCACCTTGATTGATCTCACAGCACAGCCCGATGAGATCAAAGCCATGGTAGATGAAGCCATACGTGAGCAGATCAGCCATCAAGATGTGGGCATGGTAGGTGCGCACTTTTTACGGTTCTGTGGCCGGTACGAGCTTACCAAACTCAGCGACTATGCAGATGCCATAAGTCGCTGGTTGAATCAAACATACAGAGGAGTATTAGATGATAGAAGCCAAACCAGTAATTGATAAAAAGTATTGGATACTTAAAAAAGACAATCGCAAGATTGGTGCGCTAGAGGCTGAACCTGATGGTTATACCATGCGCATCTTGGACCAGATCGGCAAGTTCAAGACCATTCCCATGGTGCGCAAAAAAGTTGACATTGAGTTCTCTCCGCCAGAGAAGACCACCAAGCCGGCACCAGATCAAGTGCATGGATTTGAAACAGGATGCCGAGCGTTCAACCCCATGTGGGATGTCAAGCACCGGTTGCCATTGTTTACCAAAGAACGCAAATCCAAGTCATGGTACGCCGCAGGTTACTACGCTGTGAAACAACATCGTGCCTGGAAGATCCTGCGCAATCCCAAACTGATTGTGTTGGAACGTTATCAATATCAAGGACCATTTCATACCCAGGAGGCAGCACGTGACAAATCCCTTTCGTGATCAAGAAAAATTTATGCGGGCCTGTGACCAAACAGTTGGCGGCGAGTTTGACAAGGATCAATTTAATTTGTATGTTAGTTTGATTGAAGAAGAAGCAGGTGAACTTGCCGAAGCAATCAAAGCACATGACCAAGTAGAAACACTTGATGCTCTTATTGATATTTTAGTTGTAACTATAGGTGCTATTCATAGCATGGGTAGTGATGCTGAAGGCGCTTGGAAAGAAGTAATGAGTACAAACTTTGCCAAGATTGGTGAAGATGGTAAAGTGCGCAAGCGTGAAGATGGTAAAGTTTTAAAACCCGTGGGCTGGACACCGCCTGATCTAAGACCGTTTGTTTAAAAATGAGTTTACACATACATCGATTTGTGGATTCGGTCAAAGCACACGAAGCACGTGGTCAACGAGACTTCACCATGCCCATGCGCGATGCCAAAGATCTTCACGCAGACATCACCAAACTGTTGATCACATTGGAACAAATGCGAACACAACAATCACGTGGTGCAGAAGTGGTAGAAGTGCAGATCGCTGGGGGTAGTTTTAAATCTGCATAGTTATTGGCATAAATAAACACGGAGTTTAATATGTCAAGACCAAAGCCACAAGTGCTGATTGAGCACACCAACAAACAAACTTACAAGACCGAGCAGGTGCTGGCCTCAGAAGGTGTGTGGGCAGTATTTTTTGATGCCAAACCTATCAATCTCAAAACTGGTAATTTGCTCACACAATATCCTGGACCCAAGTACAAAAAAGTATCTTTCAGCAATCCTGGACATGCTAAAAATCTAGCTCGCAAACTCAACACACAATTCAAAACTGACAAGTTTTCAGTGGTGCTGTTGACACAAGGGGATCGAGTGTATCCCAATGCTGAATAAATTTGCAATCACAACCGAACTCATACACCATTATCCTGACGCCCCAGACGTGGATGAGGCCATGCGCTCATGGTGGCAGAACATTCGAGATGATGGTGGCTTGCGATTGACTTACGAAGGATATCGTGTGTTCAGTGACTGCCTGGAACTGAACAGCTACACATTTGAATTGCCAGAAAAACTATTGACCCCGAGAAATTTGATTGCCCTGGATCGTCACATGGCATCACCGTATTACATGGTGAACAATCGCAAACTGAACAAACTGGTCATGTTTGGCAGCCGAGAAGCCATGATGGCCACCTTGCATGGAGACATGCAGAGATTTATTTCAAGCCTGACCTATTAGAGAATACATATGAAATCAATAACTTTAGAAAGTTTGCATGACTGATCACGTGTCTGAATCTCACAGAATGTTGCACTACAAAAACACAGTGCTGGATTCCAAAAGCCCAAGTTTTTGTGGTGCCAAGTGGTATCATGTGAGCATGTGGTTGAGCATGGGAAAAACAACCAGTTGTCATCACAATCCCATGCATGACATTGATCTTGCTGCTGTTCAAACCAATCCACGAGCTCTGCACAATACCACGATAAAAAAACAAGAACGAGCCTTGATGCAACAGGGACAAAGGCCGCCCAATTGTCAATTTTGTTGGGTCATGGAAGATCTAAATCCAAACAATGTTTCAGATCGCGTGTGGCAAAGTTCAGTGAGTTCTAAACAAGCTCTAGACCTTGCGTTCACTCAAAGTGCAGAGCTTGACTATGATCCGCACTATTTAGAAATCAGTTTTGATCAAACTTGTCAACTGGCCTGTTCCTACTGTTGTTCCAGCATCAGCAGTACCTGGGCCAAAGACATCAAACAAAAAGGCCCTTATCAAAATTTACCCACTGATCAACGTGGTCATTATGTTGGCACGGCTCCCGAGGCTTATCTTTATGCATACGGCAAAACAAACCCATACACCGAAGCATGGTTTCAATGGTGGGATCAAAGTTTACACAAAAGCCTAAAGCAGTTGCGAATCACCGGCGGTGAACCCATGATGAGCGGGCATACCTGGCGCTTGTTGGAATGGTTGGCCAACAACCCAAATCAAAGCGACACACGCATAGAAATCACTACCAATCTCACTTATGACACTGAGTTGGTTGAAAAAATGCTGTCTTATGCTGGTCGTATCAAACAACCAATTTGGATCTACACCAGTGGCGAAAGCATGGGTGCTCGTGCCGAATATGTGCGAGATGGACACAACTGGAATCAATGGGTCAGCAATGTTGATGCTGTGCGGCGCAGTGGTGTGATTGAAAATGTCAGTATTTGTGCCACGATGAGTGCAATCAGCAACGATGGGTTTGTGGAGTTTTTGTACTATGTGCTGGATCAAAAAAGAAAATATGGCCAAAACTGGATGTTGCTCAGTATCAATCCTGTTCGGTATCCAACTTTTCAAAGCATTGTGATTTTGCCCATGTCCTTGAGACTTGAATATGCTGATGAAATGGAAAAGTTTTTACAAGAACCTGATGTAGACTCTTTGTTTTCATCATTTGAACTCACTCATCTCACCAGGTATATAAATTACATGCGCACCATGCAAGAGCCACACAATGATCATGAGATATCTGTAGATGCATTGGCCCGAGATTTCAAATCTTTTTTCACACAGTATGACCAACGTCGAGGCAAGGACTTTGCTGCCGCCTTCCCAAGATTGGCCGACTGGTACAACAACATTGCGTAAACATAATATCCTATGACCAACAGAGTATTTCCAATCAAATCCAACACCGCCTGTTTGCTAAAATGGGCCTGGAGCACCGTGTACCTGGGGCAAGGAACCAGTTCCAGTTGTCATAGAACAGATCAAGCACCAATTCCCTTGGACAACTTTGCATCATTTCACAACTTGCCCAACAAATTGGCCGCACGTGAATTGATGAAACAAGGTGGCTGGCCACAAGGTGGATGTCAATACTGTGAACAAATTGAATCAGCAGGAGGCATGAGTGATCGTCAGTATCAATTGCATGCTGGTCACGAACAAGACCGCACACCTGAGGAACTGCTGACTGATCCTGATGCTGTGGAAGTTGTGCCCACCATACTGGAAGTGTATTTCAACAATGTGTGCAACATGGCCTGCTTGTACTGCGGCAGTCACTTTAGTACCAAGTGGGAAGAAGAAAACCGACGCTTTGGGGTGTTCAAACAGGGCAATGTCAACTTTGGCCACAACACTCCGGCCAACCCCAACTATGAAAAAATGCTGGCAGATTTTTGGACCTATCTGTCAGAAAAAGATCGCTATCGGCACATACGCTATTATCAGATACTAGGTGGCGAGCCGTTTTTCCAGAAAGAATTTGACACCAGTATAGACTTCTGGGAGAGTCATCCCAATCCAGAACTCACATTCAATATCATTACCAACTTGAAGGTGCCGCCTAAAAAGTTTCGTGCATATATAGATCGTTTTGGCAAGATGGTTGAGTCTGGCGCATTGAAACGACTGCAGATCACAGGCAGTATAGATGCCTGGGGACCACAAGAAGAGTATGTGCGATGGGGTCTGGATCTTGAAGAATGGACAGAGAACTGGGAATATCTCTTGGACAAAGACTGGGTGGTCATGTGTGTGAACAGTGCCATGAGTGCGCTCACAATCAAAACAGCGCCTGAACTGGTGGAGAAAATAAATGCCTGGAATGATCGCCGCAATCCTTGGAACCCTATCAGTTACAGTTTCATGAGTGTGATGACTCCGCCCGAGCTGGTGCCTGACATATTTGGTCCCGGAGTGTTTGAACAAGATTTTGAACGGCTACTGGCAGCCATGCGAGAACGCAATCCCAGTGAAGTCAGTGCCAAAGAACACATGCGTGGTATTATCAAACAAGTTCTTCATGCTCCTAAAAATCAAGATCGTATTGATGATCTCAAAGTTTATCTCACAGAAATTGATCGCAGGCGCGGCACCGATTGGACGGTGTTGTTTCCTTGGCTGGCATCACTGCCTGCATAATTCTACCAGGCTAGAATTAAACTGTATACGCTGTGCATACTTGGAGTATGCATGATGTAAAGACTGCGTGGCTGCTGGATGATTGACATGATTGACATTGCCAATCACATCATGTTCGGCGTAGTTGTTCCAGGTGCCCCAGTCTTCCAGTCTATTGACCACGCCTTCAAATCCCATGTCCACACACAACTGGCAGAAGTTGTGCATGTCTTGATAGTTGTCTTGCTGTAGCACAAATTTCAACAGCACTTCTGCACCTGTACGTTTGGCAGTGTGTTGTAACCAGGTCAAGTTGGTGATCAACTGAGACCATTGTCCTCCCAATCTCACCCGTTCATACACCGCGGCTGATCCAGCATCTATACTGATAAAGTACTGTGTGATGTTGTTCACGATGGGCGAATCATCCAACTGCTTTTTTAACAACAGCCCATTGGTAAACAGTCGAATGGTTTGATTGGCTCGTGGCTGAAATTCTCGTATGAGTGGGCGCATGACAGCACTGGCCAATGGGTCGCCATTGCCACTCATCACAATGTGACAGGGTTCTGTAAACTCCTCCAGTAACTGTCGTATGTGTTGTGCCTGTGCCAGCTTGCGATCATACTCTGCACCTGAATTGATCATTATTGCCTCGGGTCTGCAACTGGGACAGCGTAGATTGCAACTTTCGTCTATGTTGATGCTGACCACATGTGTTTTGTCTATCTTGGGTGCATGTACAACACCGCAACGATCCACAGCACAGTGCGAGTACAGTCCTGCGTCAATGTCTGCTTGCAGTGCTTGAGCAGCGGAACTGGTCCACACTGCTGCCAATGAGTCAAAGTTGGAAATTTGCCCTACACTGACAGGCAACCAAGCTTCGCATCCACACACAAAACAATCACCTTTCCAGTCTATCACCAACTGACGACTGGGTGCATTGCAGGCATTGTCAATTGACAATTTTAATTCTGCATTGCGCGGTATTGAATTGTAAGAATGCTGGTTGGCAATTGGTATGACAAATTGCATGGACATTTACCAGTTTGCTGATTTGACTTTTTTTATTCCAAATGTTATGGGCTTGTAGTCATAGTTTTCGGGGCAAAATTTACACTGTGGTATCACATCATCGATGGCAGCTAAAAATTCTTGTCCGCGGCTGTCGTATTCGTCAACAGTGAGTGGACGATAGCTGTGCAACAACTGCCGATCTTGTTCGCTGATATCAAATTGAAATTGATCATCAAATTCCGGTAACAATGCCGCTGGACCGCACTTGTAAATTTTACCACGAATCATGTGATAGTTCTTGAATCTTCGATAGGTGCAGTTTTCATGAGCAAGCGTTGGATCGCTTTGATGCAGTGTGTGACCACCAGTAGGCAAGTCAATTATACTGCTTTGAACAAATTTGTCACTGTCCCAGGCATGTATTTTCATCTTGCTTGCATTGACAAATTGATACTTGCTGCCAATGGGATCGTTAGAATTCTGAGTTTCAACCACTGTGGGTCCAAGGAAATTTCTAACTTTGGCAAAAATGTTTTCTCGATCTGTGGGGTCATGTATGCTGATTCCCAACCAATTGCCTTGTACCGGATCTAACGCTTCGGCCAGGCCAGGCACACGATCAATTCGGGTTCCATTGCTTTGCACTTGAACCCCTGAATGATTGGGCCATAATTTTCTAATGCCTTTAATCCATTTCACAATGTCAGGATTCAACAATGGCTCGCCGCCCAGTATCACCGGATGTCGGATGTCTATTTTTTCAGCCCATTGAGCAAGAATAGGCTCAGCTTCGTCCCACCGTTGTAATCCTGAGAATTTATAGTTGTTGAAACGATTGCAACCACTACAGGTCATGTTGCAAACATTGGTAATGTAAAATTCAAGTCTGTCAAATGTATATTGAGCCATGCAATACTTATTGCCATCAACACACTCCGAATCAAAAACCACTGCTGTGCAATGGTAATACTTTGGTAGTAATACTTTTGTAGTAGTACTTTTCGGTTGACCGAATATGCCCGAAATGCTATAATACACACATGACGAGAAAGAAACGTGTTGATCGAACCCATATTGTGTACATGATCCAAATTGGATTGGAGTACTACATTGGTATTACCGCTAAAACTCAGCGCACCATAAACATGTCTATTCGTAGCCGTGTTAACAAGCACATCTACCGCGCCCGCACAGAAGACAAGAGCTGGAACCTGTACGAAGCAATTCGTGCCGCAGGCGAAGCCGCTGTAAACTATGCCATCGTGGACATTGTGCGTGGCAAAGATACTGCACACCGTTTAGAGCGTGAGTTAATACAAAAGTACACACCTGCGCTGAACACTGATGTGCGTGTGAAATCGGTTGCCCAATAATTCCCAAAATGCTATAATAACGGCATACAAAGCAAAAAGGAGTCGCAAATGGAACAGTTCAAATCATGGGAAGAGATGACTGCACTTGAGCAAGCCCAATGCACTTATTGGGACATGTACAAGGACGCATATGGCCATCGTCCCCGCGGTGTTGACACTACCCAGTGGACCCTTGAGGACTTCGAACAGGAGTTTGCCAGCCTGGGTGCTGTGATCCAGCGTGAAGAGGCTGACCGCAAGACTGCTGAAGCCCAAGCCATTGTCAAGTTTGAAGACCGTGTAGCCAGCCTCATGCACACTGGTGCCAACCGTGAGCGTGTGATTGCATGGCTCATGGACGCTGAACACGCCAATGGCGATTTTGAGTATTTTGCTTTTACGCAGGGCTTGCCCTACGGTTATTTTAGAAAGGCTGCATGATGAGCACAGAACCTTTCTATTTGACCTATGAACTGGTTGTAGAGTTCTTGCAGATGCACCCTGCTGAGTGTGTGTTTGAACTGGATGCTCCTACAAAGATTTTTACCAGATTGATGGAGGCCGGGTTCTACACCGCAACCGATGCGGTCTCACGCTCTAAAGAGTTCAGAGAGTGTTGGACACTGAGTGAAATCTACTGCCCACATGAGGGCATTGACAGACGAGCAGAGTTAGGAATTACAACACTAGATTGGGAGACAGCATGATAAAATATACAGTTGAATGGCATGACAAAATGCATCGTTGGGATGTGGTTCGTTGGGACACCACTGTTGAAGGTGCGCGAGTTGGCACCACTGTGGACCGATGTGCCACCATTGAGGATGCACAAGAAATTTGTAATTATCACACAGACATGATGAACCCAGAACTGTGGGCAGATGTTGGATGTGAATTTGATGGAGAGATAGCATGACAATGCCCGCAGGAAAGTATTACATTGGTGACTTGTGCTACGTCATGGACAATGAAGAGTGGCGCGAACTTTGCAACATCATCATACAAGGTGAAAAGATTGCTGACGGCGAATTTGAGTTGCCCGATGGCCGTAGGTTTGCCATCTACGGCACTGCATACGGTGACGGTGAGTATTATGATCAATACGGTCATACATACAGTGTAGACGCAGGCAGTATCGGTTGTATCTTGATGTCGGACATTTGTGCCCACAAGTATGACAACATCTTGGACCTGGGTGCTGTACAAGAGTTTGCTGAGCCGTTTGCAACTGGCTCTCAAAACGGTGAACTTGAGTTTGGACATGTTGTGATTGATACCAACCCTGTGTACGAGGATGAACTATGACCAAAATTGTAATCAATGCTTGCCATGGTGGCTTTGGTCTCAGTGCCGTGGCTGAGAGCAAATACCGGGAACTGGCTGGGGTCTCAGATTCCAACTTTCACAGCCTTAACATTCCAAGAGACGATGAGCACTTGATTGCTGTGGTTGAGCTTATGGGCACTGAGGCTGACAACAGATTTTCTAAATTGAAGATTGTAGACGTCCCCGATGATGTCAACTGGTACATTGAGGAATATGATGGTCGAGAGTGGGTGGCTGAACGGCACCGAACTTGGGGAGAAGATTTATGACAGCAACAAAAGCCACCGGCGTTGAAGGATGTTTAATACGCGGTATCGACGGCGAATATTACTTCCGTGTGTACGATGCTGAACACAATTTTGTGGACTATGATTTGGCGCACACGGATTTGAGCATCACAATCACAGACCCAGATGCGTATTTTTATCGTGAACCTGGCCGTGACGTTTTGGATCACGCACCTGCTACACTAGGACTAGAATAATGGCCACCACACTTGATGACGACTTTGACATGCCAGATCTCACTGATGAGATGTTGATGGAATTCAAACCCCTGACCGAACTGGCTCACACTGACCTGCACATGGGCGCGGCTGTGGTCAAACCATTCAGCACACCCAAAGTGGAGCCGTTTGATTGGGCAGGCATTGTTTCGGATGCTGTGATTGGTGCAGGGTATTTGGCACTGGCCTGGCTGTTTGTGCGGGTTTGGGCCTGGGCACTGTTTAGTTAGGCAAAATTACTCTAGCTAGATCACCGGGCTAAAACGTTATATATATATATGAACCGAGATTTCATCAACCAAGTACGCGAGCTGTTGGAACGCCATTTTGACGTGGTAGAGATAGCTGACAAAATGCATGTGGATCTTGACTTGGTCAGGATAGCCGCAGACATCATCAAAGAACTGTTGACCTGATTGCATCAGGCTTGACAATAAATAAATTCCCTGTTACAATACATTACCGGGCTGATAGCTTAATGGTAAAGCAGTCGACTCATAATCGATTGAGTCTAGGTTCAATTCCTAGTCGGCCCACCAATTCACTGGCGTTAGTATAATGGATAATACAATCGGCTTCTACCCGATGAATGTGGGTTCGATTCCTGCACGCCGGACCAGTAAATACAACCATGCGAGTATGGGGGAACAGGTAGACCCAGCGGACTTAAAATCCGCCGCTGAATGCGTACCGGTTCGACTCCGGTTACTCGTACCAAAGGAACTGCAATGAGCAACATCACTATAGAACCACAGCATGAGAGTGAAGGCACCGAAGACGACTTTTTTGATGACTTTCGGGCCAATGTGGCTCGACTAGAAGCCGAGCGTCGAGCCTCTGATGAGTTCAAAATCAACAACATGGAATACGACATGAGCCAGGCCGAGTGGTTCTTAAGCAAGGTGCGTGGCAGTGACAACTATGCACAAAACCTGTATGCCGCACTATGCAACAACAGTTTTCAAAAGCAAGATGTCTGGCTTGTGCTGAAAGACGCCTACTGGTCATGCAGTTGGCGTTATGCCGGAGGTGTTGTAGCCGACTTTAGAAACTGCGGCGAAGACTACATGAACTGGTACTGCTCAGGCATTGGTTCCAAAGAAGACACTGAGTTTGTGGGCGAAGGCACGGTCACTGACGAAATTGCCGCAGATTTGGCACTGTTGGGTTGGCATGTGGCCGACGAGCCTGCCAGCGAGTAAATATCATATGACATACAAACATCGTACAACCACACCTGATTGGCTTTACTGCCAACCTGATTTAAATTCAGAATTGTTAACTGCTATACAAAAAGAATTACAAAAGCTGTTTACTGCAACTAGAAAACAAAGTCTTGTTCCATATACCAGTACCTTTGTAGAAATTGCAGACAAACAACTCATGCACAGCACATGTCCTACATTGATGAATGAATTTCGCAGGCTTGAGTTATATGACAATTTTTGTTGTGTGTCTTTTATTTCTGTGCAATCTACAAATGAATTTCCACCGCATGTGGATGTGTTGGCCGATGTCGCATTGAATATTCCACTGTTCAACTGTGATGATACCCACACAGTATGGTATGATGGCAAGCTCAAAGATCAAGGATTGCCTACCTACGCTATAGGCAGTGCTGTTGCAGAAATATCCAGAGTAGCTGACCCTCGATCAGTGGTAGAAATTGGACGTTGTGATGCCAATGTCCCACATTGGATCAATGTGAATATATTGCACAGACCCGAAACTCATCATGATCGATTGAGAGTGGCAGCAAGTGTAAGGTTTGATCCTGAACCATTGAATTCAGATGGCTCATTGTGGCCACATTTGATAAAACAATAGATGGTTTTTAAATATCAATCTACCACCCCCGATTGGTTGTATCAACAGCCTGCTTTGACTGCGACCACATTATCAACCATACAAAAAGAATTAAAAAAACTTTTTTTTGTTACCAAAAAATTTTGCTTGGTTCCGTATACCAGCACTTATATGGAGTTTGGTGATATGTCAGTTGTGCATGAGCACTGTCCGCAACTGTTAAAAGAATTGAATACACTGGGTTTACAACTTAGATTGGTTGCATTTATTTCTGTGGTAATAGATCGGAATTTTCCTGCACATGTAGATGTAGGCTCAGACATTGCCTTGAACATTCCGTTGTTCAACTGCAAAGGCACCCAAACCGTTTGGTATGATGGAAAAATGATTCAAAAAGAAACTGAGAGCTACTTAATAGGTGCAGAAAGTGCAAGAAATGCATGCGAAAGTGATCCACAAAGTTTGATTGAGATCGGTCGATGTGACGCCAATGAGGCTCATTGGATCAATGTGAATATACTACATAGACCCGAAACATCTCATGATCAACTGCGTGTGGCTGCCAGTCTACGGTTTGATCCTGAACCGTTGGATGAGTATGGACAGCTTTGGCCACATTTGGTAAAACCAAAATGAACATGTTGAAATTGACTGTAAACTTGTTTTTTGTTATAATACTAGCAGTGACATTTGTGAGCTATCAAAATTTGGCTGTGGACATAGCTCAAACCTGGAGTTTGTGTAAATAAAAGTCAACGGAGACTTTTATGCAACTGGTCAAATATCGAGATGCTGAGATGTGGACGTATACTTGGTTTTATGTAGGTGATACCGGACACATTGTGAGTCCGTATTTTGAAACAGAAAAACAAGCCCAGGAGTGGTTTGATCAAGTTTTTGAAGGTGTTGAGGAGTAGTTATGAAAAAAATCTTATTTGGTTTGTTGTTGGTGTCAGGTGTAGTGTTGGCACAAGATGTATACGTGGTCAGCACACAACCTCGCTATGTCACTGTGCAACAACAACAATGTCATGTGGTCAATGCTGTTGAAAACAACAGCGGCGTTGGCACTGTGCTTGGCGCTGTGGCCGGCGGTGTGATTGGACATCAAGTGGGACGTGGCTTTGGACGTGACGTGGCCACTGTGCTGGGCACCGGCATTGGCGCTTCGGTGGGACAACGCATTGGACAAGATCAACAACAAACAGTGACCAAGCAAGTGTGTGACATGGTGCCAGTTACCATGCAACAAGGTGAGACTGTGACATTTAACTATCGAGGACGAGTGTTTACACAAGTTTTTGGTAATTAAGTTATTGCTGTATGAAGCCGATAAAAATGGATTCAAGACGCGGGTTCGACTCCCGCCACCTCCACCTAAGTGTATAAGGTATATTTAGGTGGGGGTGACCAGGCTATCGATTGGGTCAGAAGTATTGAAGTGGACAGCACGGTAGGCGATGACCGTTAATCAAGCAAAACTTTTATCTGCAAACGATGAAAAATTCTTGATGGCTGCGTGAGCACCCAACAAGCGAGGTAGTTATACCTTGTAATCAAAAATAGCAATAGGGACTGCGGTCCCTATTTTTATGGGTATTGCCAAGTCCATGTTCCATCTTCCTTGTAAAGTCGCGTTCTTCCTTTAACTCTGGCAGATAGTTTAGCGGCACCTTTTCGGCCATTATCTGCTGCTTGTGGATTCGTTTTTCCTTTTGTAGTTGCAACGCCAGTTCGCCATTCTGATATACGTTTTCTATGCTCAGGAGAATACACTCCTGTTTTACCTTTATTCCATGGGGCAATGCCTTTTGGCTTTCCTTGCTTCAAGTTGTAGTATTTTTTTCCGAACTCGTCATCTTTGATTAGATTTATAAATTTATATTCTTCTAATTTTAAGTTTAGTAAATCAACATATTTTAAAATCCTGCGCTTAAAGTCTGCTGGTCGGTATCTAACTTCAGCGGTGAGCCAATGTGAAGACGAAATGTATCCATCATCTATAGTTCCGTCATGGGATCCAACATAATACATGTTTCTAATTTTATCACGCCAAATATAAATGAATCCTTGCATTTTAATTCCCCTTGGTGTATTTATATCGCAAACTAATTTTTATGCATTACTAGCCTAATATAACCAAAAGGCCTTGACGGGCCTTTTGTCTTTGTGTATACTACACAATTGAGGAGAACAACATGAGCAAAGGCACACGACCCCGTCCATCAGTGGTCAGTCAAGAAGAACTGGCTGCACGTCACGAAGCAATATTTGGCCGGAAGCCGCCAAAGGAACGTTATGTTCCACCACCCTTGCCCGCAGACTTGGCAGGACCCGGTTCGTTTGAACGTCAACTTGGTACTACAAAACTTCCACCCGGAAGAACATAAATTGGCAAAAGACATCTAACAAATCATTGACTTTCGACTCACTGTCATATATAATACACTATGAACAAGCAAAACGCCCAACTGTCCTTTGAGATACCCTCACATGATTATACACGTGAGGCGCTGGCCTACAGATTAAACAGCGGGAGCGGTGGTACCTAATACAAAAGTACTACTCAAGCAAAAACCCGCTTTCTAGGCGGGTTTTTCTTTTTGTGCTAGACCAATAATGACAGAAGTGTTATACTAGAGGCTAGTTAGGAAATAAGGTTACTTCAAAACGCAAGACACGCAGAAATGCAAAAAGTTGAGCAGGAAGTATTAAATGGGCAGAGCCCAGCCAATCTAACAACACAGTCGATCGAGACTAGTTGGTGGTTCGTTAAAAAGATACATGTCATATAGGCCTTGTCGAGTGCAAGGCCCTATATGTAAACACGCTTCAGCGGCATAGGCCGTGTTGGATAGTTCACTGTTTAGTACAGTATCCGAAGTGTGTTTTCATATAGCATGCACGGTTCGTCTATCGGTTTAGGACACTAGCCTTTCACGTTAGTAAGACGGGTTCGATTCCCGTACCGTGTACCAAATTTCGCATAGTTCAATACTAGATTAGAACAACATCAAGGTACCTTGAT